AGAGTGGAGACGTAACACGCAAAGCACTGCAAACCACTGCAATCCGTAAGGGTCGCACAGCAGAGCAAACCAGCAAGGCGAGCACCATGCGTCTCGCATTCTGGGCAGCAGGAGCACCAGCAGCAATCTAGATTCTCTTAAGGTTTGGGGTCGCCATTAGACCCCTCCATCCTGTAGAATAATCAAGTCACAAACAACCAAGATCATGACGACCGACATCCGCCACTTCAGCACTGAAACCTACAACGGTTGGGCAAACTACGAAACGTGGAACGCTGCCCTGTGGATCGGCAATGATGAGTTTCTCTACAACACTGCTAAGGCATGTGTGATGTACGCTGAGAACGAGACCCCTTGGGCGAAGTTCGTTCGCTGCATGACCGATGGGCAGATCGGACGGATGATAGGCACGACCGAGGACGGCGTGGCATGGAATGATCCAGCGATCAACGCCTCCGAGATGAATGCCTGCCTAGCAGAGATCTTCAACGAAGACGACTGATTGTCTTAAGGTTTGGGGTCACCATACGACCCCGCCATCCTGTAGAATTCAAGAGTCAACAACACACGACACCATGACTAACATCAACCTCTCCACTGCTAATTGCATTCAACGTATCACCGGCAATGTGAGATTTTATGTGTCTCGCCCTTCATCTGCACTTAGTGGCATCGAGTTTTATCCACTTAGTGGCGTTGCCTATTGTGATTGGAAATCTGGTTCAGAATCCATGCACGATTGTAAGAAACGCCACATGCTGTTAGCATTAGTCCCATTCGTAAGTTTGGGTCGCCTCGCTAACAAGATCAAGACCAGCACTAAGTAACACATAGTGAGGGGCACTAAGTAACACTAACTGTGCCCCCACTAAGTAACACTTAGCGCCGACACTAAGTAAAAACCAGTAATGGCGATTAGCGCCCTTATATGTTACCGGCCGCTACGTTTAAAATGCATGGGTCCCTCCTAACCTACAAAGGTCCCCAAGCGACTTCTATATATCAAATAATCCCAAAAATTTTCTGAGGTAAAAAACCCTCAAAGGGGTGATATATAAAGTGGTATACTACTTAAAGGTATGGATGATTTGGACTACGAGGATTATTTAAAGTTTATTTACAGTGAGGAACAATCGATGACCGGACCAAAGATCGAGTATGAATCAAAGATTGATAAGTTTATTTTAGATTCGCCGGAGGGCGAGCGGTATTATTTTAGGGACTATGAGGGTGCCGAGGATTTTTGGATGTTAAACTTCAAGGAGGATGTAAATTTGGATGCCTAATTATAAGGAAGTTGTCGAGAGTGTCGGCACGGGGTCCTCACAAATTGATATCAAGTATGAGGTAGGTAATGCAGTAAATCTCAGTTATCCTGTGGTAGCAGGTACAGGAGAAGGAAAATATTTTTCATTACCTGTAGGAACGTATCGACAGACATGGAAAGTACCGAATGCCGTTACGACGGATCCATGTGACTCATCAGGGGCAAGTTGGTATGTATCGGGGTATAGTTCCGAGACAGATCGTATTGTGTATGTGGGAGAGGATCTTGGTGAGAAGTTAGTGAATAATTATACAGGGTGTTGTTTTGATGGGGATGGCAATCAATATAGTGAACCATCATTAAATCAGGCAAGGACGACTGATATTGTATTGGAGGGTGTTCAGTATGATGTATATGGTAAGATGAACACAGCATCTGGTATTGACTATAAGAATGGTTGTACAACCGTTGGTATGGCATCTATCAGAGCAAGTGAGACATTTACCGTAACATTCAATAGCATGGTTCCAAATATTGGGAGTAGTGCTCCATATCTGGACGATGATGTCACAGTCACATTATTGCGAAGCGATGGGAACAGTGTAGTTGCCACGTCGAGCAGTGGAACTGTGAGTATGAGTGCGGTAGCACCACAGACGGTAACAATTAAGTTCGGGGGAGAGTTTGGAAAAAAACTCTTTCCAGAGGAAACCTGGGAGTATTACTATGAAAAAAATTCGGAATACGTACCAGATAGTAATCATTTAAATTTTGAGATTGATCTACCAGAGAGGGGACCAGATCCAAATAACTTTATCGAACCTTATCGAATTGATAAGGACAATAATGGAGGATCAATTGATTTAAGTGATGAAGTACCGACCGGAGTATCATTATTAAGATATGAGGGAGACATTACCGAACGTACTGCCGGGACGAGTGATGATCAAACCAGAGAGGGTCATCGTGATATGGTATTCAATTTTACAGTGACGAGTAGTATTGCAGGAGTATCAACACTTACCTGGGCAATTGGAGCGACACTACCTACAGGATCGTATGTATTGAAGGGTGGGAGTACTTATCATGTGGATGTAGGTGGAACGGTGAGTAGTGGCACTACAGGCGATCCTGGTGACCCTTCAGCAGTACCACCGATACCACCGACACCTGGTGATCCTGCCGATACTGGACCGAGTGGTACAGGCATCTTTGTAGACGAGAGTGGTATTACCTATCGTTATATTCCACCAGAAGGATTACTCACAAGTATTGGTGCCGGAACCTGGAGTACTACACTATATGTGATGAATGATTATTTGGTAGGGCAGGCACGATTCCAAGAGATCCTCGATGCATCTGAAGCAAGGAGAGTAAAATTCTAATGCCAGTACCCGTAGTTTATACACCAATACAACCAAGTTCATCAGTAGTGATGAAACCAGTGGTATGGTTACCTAATGTATGGCAAGGTGTGATGTGTCCAGGTACGCCACCTATTCCTGAGATATGGAGTATTACTGTAACTAATTTCAAACCTTTGATTGCACCTGCACCATATAATGGTGATCCTGGTATTACTTTATCATTAACACCAGGAAATGCTACATCTCTTGGTTCTGGTATTATTACGACAGGAGCATTAACAGGACCAGTCACTGCAACATTAAATGCTGCTGGTACATATACTGACTATTTGTTTCCAAATAAGCAATATAAGTATCGTAGGGATGTTCTGAGTCCTACACATATTCCAACACCTGTTGTATCGCCTTCTGGGTACGTTGCACAGTACGGTACATTGAACCAGGGGTCTGCTCTTCAGAGAGGTTCATTCTTAAATCCGATTGGTGGTTTGCCTATTGCAGGTACTCCTGCTCTTGGAATGATTAATGAGATTGGCACAACGGATCATATGCAAGAATATAATCCTGATCCCAATTACATGGTAATTGTAGAATATACATTAGTCATTACAAGTAGTTGTGGTGTTGGTGCCGGTACGTTTACAATTCGACAAATTGTGTATGATGACAAGGATATTTCATCACAAAGGTTTGTAACTGCGGTAAATAGTCAGACAGGTCGTAATCCTATTAATCCTAAATTTGTTCCATGAAAGGTTGTACATTTGTTGGTGCTCTATCTACAGGGCATATCTGCTATCCTCCGACTGCACTTACGCAAGGATCACCTAATGTGCGTGTAAATTTCAGTTTGGCAGGGCGATTGGGAGATTTATTTGCTCCACATGCGTGTCCATGTTCAAATTGTCCTCCACCACACCTAATAAGACCCATTTCACAGGGTCCAGTCAACGTATATTTCAATTTTCGTCCACCTGGACGCATCGGAGACATGATTGGTTGCGGAGATACCATCGCTCAAGGGTCATTTAATGTCTTTGCAGGCGCTTTTTGACTTGACAAAACTGAAAATTTCCTCTATACTACTGTTGTTCACATAAAAAATTCAAATTATGGCAATGCGTTCCAAGATTGGTCTGTCCGGGGTGCAATTCGTACCCGGAAAACCAAAAAACACTCGTCAAGGCAGTTCACAGAACACAAAATTGTCTGCAACTTCACGCAATAACAAGAAAAAGCGTTATCGTGGTCAGGGACGTTGAGAGCAGAAACACGTAAATCAATGGAAATGCTGTTTACTGCTAAATGGAACCTTCCAAAAGCAGCAGCATACTGTAACCTCACTCATAAAGAGATGAAAATCACTTTCAATGAGTATTGTAACTTTCATCCACCTACTTACGAAGAATGAGTCAACTAGTCGTCAACCTACCAGCACAAAAAGTATGGGTTCGTAAGGAATACCTTAGGGATCATGTTGACGGGCATGGCGAATTTGTAGAGGGCGTCTGGGTATCGGCAAAATCGATACCTGGGCGTGCTTTTTATTTTGAGACATACCTACCAGAGTATGCTGCAATGTTCGATAAATTGCCCATCAGTGCCTTCCTGAGTCGCCCTGAGACGCCCGAACATGACCTCGACCTAGCAAACCTCCAATTCTGGAATTGCATGGACTATGGGGTCCGTTGTATTGAGAAGCAATTCATCGGTTCTATGGACTTTGTGTGCAACACTCGTCACTTTGGTGCAATGTCTGGTGAGTATTTGTTCACATTAGACAACTTCCACCCTGATATAGACATCACAAACACCAATGTAAGTGAAGTTCCAGAGGAACATAAGTCACATAACTGTATTTTGTTGGAAAATGGGCAGTTTGCACTGTATCCAAACAATAGAATCAGGATCTTTGACTTGTCTCTTACCCCCCAAGAACCCAAAACACCTGATTTTAAGGTATCTACCGAGTATTATCAAGTTGAGCAGGGTATAAGATGGGGTAGATTGGGTGATACCAATGACTATTTCTGGAAAACACCCGAAGAACTGGGTGAATAAATATAAAAAAGTTCTATTCTATACTAATTTGGAGAAAAAATGGCAATTCAACCTGTGCCGGATCAAAGTGAAAGTTTTAAAAAATCTGGAATGGTCCTAATTACGGACCCAAAATCAGATTATTATTTAAAAAAATCAGTAGAACAGAAAAAAGACAAGAAAAAGTAGATATATAAAGTATAACGGGCGTTAAAATGCGTAAGGTATCCAAAAAATTTGTTGATATTAATCCCAGTTTTGAATCTCACCCTATTACGGGTGATATTAATCTGTTAACAAATGAGAATGCCATTAAGCAATCAGTAAAAAACGTTGTAATGACTATGAGGGGTGAAAAATTCTTTCGCCCTCTATTTGGTACTGAAGCACAAACTATATTGTTTGAACTATTTGACCCTATTTTAGCAGATGACATCACGATTTCGATTGAAGACGCATTAAAAGTTTTTGAACCTCGCGTTAAAGTTATTAATATTGATTATCTTGATAATGTTGACGATAATTCAGTAGAACTTACAATTAATTATGAAATTGTAGGATTACCACTGAATCAGCAGTCACTTAACCTTATTTTAGAACGAGTATAATGGCGTTTAACACAATCACTAATTTAGATTTTGAGAATATCAAACAAAGTTTGAAGGCGTATTTACGTGCGTCTGATACTTTTAGTGATTATAATTTTGAAGGGTCTGTATTGTCCCAATTGATTGATGTACTATCATACAACACTTATTATTCAGCGTTAAATGCTAACCTGATTGCTAATGAAGTATTTTTTGATAGTGCCTCTATTAGAGAGAATGTTGTTTCTCTTGCGAGTTTGATTGGATATACACCAAGATCATCAAAGTCAGCAAAGGCAACAATTAGTATGGATGTACCAGTATCTCCACAGATTGGTGCATTTACTTTAAAAAAAGGCGAATCATTCATTGGTAGTAATCAAAATGGTTCTTTTGTATATTCAACACTAGATGATATTACAAGAGAAGCATTTGTTGATGTTGATGGTGTTAGAAAGGTACGTTTTTCAGACATTGACATCTACCAAGGAAATCTTTTAAGTATTGTTTATAATATTGACACTTCAACAAGACAAAGTATTATTATTCCAAGTGCTAATGCAGATATTGACTTACTCACAGTCATTGTTAATGAAAATAATTTTAATGCTCCATTAACTTATAAAAAAGCAGAAAGTATTACAGGTTTAACCTCTAACGATAAAATTTACTGGATTCAAGAAAATAAAAACGAACAGTTTGAAATATTCTTTGGCGATGATGTTTTTGGACGTAAATTGCAAAATCTTGATTCAGTAACTATTGAGTATATTGTTAATAACCAAGACGAAGCGAATCAATGCTCACTTTTTGAGTTTACTGGAGTTTTTAAATATAACAATCAATTTTTTGAAAATATAACTCCAACCATAACGGTCGTAAACCCCTCTTCAGGTGGTGCATTACCTCAGAGTATCACTTCTATCAAATACCTTGCTCCTAGGTCATATTCTGCCCAACAGAGAGCGGTTACAGTCAGAGATTATGAGACATTAGTCACACAACTATATCCCAATCTTGAAGCGTTGTCAATTTATGGTGGGGAAGATTCCAGTCCTCCACAATATGGGAAAGTATTCATTGCAGCAAAACCATTTGGTGCTGATAGGATGACTACAACAGCAAAAATGAATCTAACTAAGTCAATTAAAGAATATACTATCCTTTCAGTGATTCCTGAAGTCATTGATCCATCATATATTTTCTTAGAAATTGATTCTTACGTTTATTACAATAATAACAAATCAAGAAGGACATCACAACAAATTACTGAAGTTTCTAGAGCAGTTATTCAACAATTTGGTGAAGATAATGATTTAGATAGATTTAATGGTAAATTTAAATATAGTAAACTTGTAGCAGAAATTGATTCTACTGATCCAGGCATTACTTCTAATATTACTAAAATTAGAATAAAGAAAAATATGCCAGTTTTGTCAAATGTGTTTGCTTCATATGAAATTTGTTATGGAAATAGAATTTCTGATGATACAGATTTGATTTCTAGTGGATTTAAAATTACTGGTGAAGATACTACTAATATTTACTATTTTGAAAAATATGGTGTTTCTGGATTAGCAATTTTTAGAATAACTGGTGGCGATAAAATATACTGGTCTAAAAATGCCGGTACAATTGACTATGAAAAGGGTGAAATAAATATTAATGCTATCAATATTAATTCTGTTGTAGGTAATCTTGAAACTATCTCTTTCTCGGTAGTACCAAAATCAAATGATATCATTGCATTGCGTGATCTTTATATTTCTATTAAACCAGAAGATATAAGAGTAACCTCAATCCTTGATACAATCTCATCTGCCAACAGAACATCCGGCGTAGGACAAATTCCAGTATCTAGTTAAATATGTTTAACGATCTAAAAGTATCGAGTTCCATTGACAGTCAAGTATCTAATTACTTTGCTTCGGAATATCCAACATTTGTATCTTTCCTTAAAGAGTACTATGCGTTCTTAGAAACGAATAGTAATCCTTTAGATATTTTAGGAAATATTGAAAAACTTATTAATATTGACACTTACACGTCGGTAACTCCATATGCAATTTTATCAGTATCTATCGATGCTAATGATACTGAAATTGAAGTTTATGAAGATGTAAATTTTCCTCCAAATGATGGATTGCTTAAAATTGAAGACGAAGTTATTTTATATAAAACTAGATCAGTAAAAACTGTTAACGGGCAGAAGCGTACAGTTTTTTCAGGATGCACTAGAGGTTATACGTATAATGATCTTAGTGTTGAAGGTGTATTATCTCCAAATATTGTTACTGTAGCCGATTCTTATAATGCTAGTAATAATATTAAAGTATATAATCAAGGATTTACATATATTCTCTATATTTTAGAAAAAATTAGAGAACAGTATCTTGTAGATTTTCCAAAGCAAGCATTAGAGAAAAATATTGAAAATGTTAATGTAGATACCATTATTAAAAGGATTAGAGATTTTTATATCTCTAAAGGTACTCCAAAAGCAATTTCATTCTACTTTAAATTCTTATATCAAGAAAATGCTGATATTATAAACTATAGAGATCTTTTAATGGCATCTTCTGATGCCATATATCAAAATAAAGAAATTGTAAGAATTGAAACATTAGATAATTACCCTTTAAGTTTATTAGCAGATAGGGGATGCATTTTAGTACAAGGAACAGAGCAGTTTCCAGTACAAACAGTTGAAAATGTATTTTCTTTCGCAAGTCAAGTATTTGAAATTGAAATTTCTAATGGAAGGAATTTAATTCCAACTTATTTCACAAAAGTTACTACTCAATTTCGTGTAGTTGATGATATTGCATATGTTTACGTTGATTCAACTTCTAATTTTGATCGCGAAGGAACTTTAAGAATTGGCGATAAATTGTTTACGTATTTTGATAAACAGTTTAATTATTTTATATTGAAAGTTTCTGAAAATCCTACTCTATTAATTAATACAGATGACTATGTTTATGATGTCAATACTTTAGCAAGAGTTAAAGAATTAGATTCAGATATTATTGAAGGTTCGTATTTTATCATATATGCTGGTGTTAGTGATTTTGAAATTATTGAAAATAGCACATATTACCAAACAGGTGATTTAGGATTTGTTACTAATTTAATTGATGAAACTAATTTATTAGTTACTAGTTGGACTTTTAACGACATAACTCCAATTGTATTAAATGAAAATATTGTTGCTGGAATAACTCAAGTATACACTGATATTGAATCAGTTTATGTGTATACTTCTAGTATCCCATTTTATAGTATTAATCCTA